AACTTAGTAGCAATATTGAAATTAATTTAAGGAGAGTCAAATGAGTTGGACACAAGTAGAAGAACCGAGCCCCGCTGAGAGGCTAGAGGCAAGCGAGAAGAGCAACGCGGAAACCATGCGACCTACGCACTTCCCAAGTGGGGTGGAGATTAACATGGCCGGAGAAATAATAGAACCAATAACCATAAGGAAGAAACCCGTGTTTAAAAAAGAGAGAAAACTATCATCATCAGTTCATGACCCAGTCAACCATCCAAAACATTACACCGAGCACCCATCGGGTATTGAGTGCATTCAGATCACTGAACACATGAGCTTTAGCTTGGGTAATGCCTTGAAATACATTTGGCGAGCAGACCTAAAAAATAATGCCGTTGAAGACTTACAGAAAGCAGTCTGGTACATCAACCGTGAAATTGAAAAAAGGAGCAAGTAATGGGGTCACTACAAACAGAAATCCAAAAAACTTTAAATAGTTGGGGTGCGGTGCAACAACCGGCCGGTGTATCAATTGCGTACAGAATATTTGATTTTGTTAACAATAACCCAAGTTGTTCATCCGGTGATGTTGTGAATGGGACAGGGGTTGACTTGGGAAGAGCGTCAGCGACCTTGTTAACTTTGTATCAAAAAGGTAAACTGGATCGTAAGCTGTACCCAAACCCAAATCCAGAAGGTAAGCGCGATAACATTTACCGTTATTGGACTGCCATAGATAGCTTCAGCGACAAGGGCGAGAAACGTATGGCGAAGAAACCGAAAAAGGCTAAGCCTACTTCGGAGGGTGTAGTTCGCTCAAGCGCTCCTGAGCCGATGGGTTTACCGTTGTTTGCAGTGCCAAGAATGAAACAGTTTGCGGATGAAAACCCGTACGAGAGTGCGAATGTTATTTTGAACAACATGTCCATTCAAGTAGCGTCGGATGTTTATAAATCGTTGAAAGAAATGTTTAAATGAACGAAGAAGAGTTGAGAGATTGCTTTGCGATGTTTGCACTAGCGGGTGCAGTTATGGCAGGTAAAAGCAGAACTGCCGAGGAAGTATGGCAAATAGCAGATGAGATGATGGAAGCACGCAAACCAAAAGACGAGGCCGGTATCGCCTCAGTTAAACGAATGAGGAAACCAAAATGAACGAAGAAATTAAAGACGACAAGGCTTGGATTGCTAAGCTAAGAAACTTTTTGATTGTGCTAATGGTTGGATTTGCCATCGGCAGTATGGTGTCTAATGCTACGTTTACTTATCACTTGCAACAAGATTGCGACACGTTAAAGCAGTTCCGTATTGGCAAGTTGGCATACACGTGCATGGTGAGATGATGTGGAATCATAGAATAGTTAGCACGGTTGATGACATGGGTAGTGAATATCTTGAGCTTGTTGAAGTGTATTACGACGTAGATGGGCTTCCATATGCGTACGGTGATGCCACGATATTTGGTAACTATGTTGATGATTTACATGAACAAGTCGAGTTATTTAAGAAAAGTCTTGAACTACCTATTCTAAGATACCCCGAACACTTTACTGGAGATGTAAACAAATGAACTTTACAAGTGAAAGCGTAATGCGCGATATTGAAGTAGCTTTAAAAGAACGCTCTAACGAAGATTGGAGTAATACAGATAGATTGCTTTTAAAGGCACAGCTTCATATTGCTAGTTTACAAAGACAGCTTGACCACAAAGAACTAACAGATGAAAGCGAGTGAGAAATGACATTCTTAGTAGCAAACATACCGCCTGTTAAATGTTTTGTGCGTAAAGAATTTCTTTACAACCACGAATCAGGTCACGGTGAGCTAGAACCTTGCGTATGGATGACCGCCAAAGCAATCAAAGGTCAAGCGTTTCGTATTGAATCCATGCTTACAAACTATGGTGCTTTGTACGACAAACTACCCATCAGTGCCTACGTATGGAAGCCAGTAACATATATGTTACCATTGGATTTCTTGCAGATCTGGGACTGCCTGTCTTATGACATGGCCGTTATTGAGAAGTCCAATCTACGTGGACTCAAGGTTAAATACTTTGGTAAAGATAAACAGTTCCACTTTGGTAATTACCTGTTCACCATTGACTTTGCCAGTCCTGATGCCAATCGCATTGATACAAGCTTTAGTGAAGGTGTTGAAGAACACAAAAGCTATAACTTTATCAAGCTAGACAATGGCCAATTTGCTTGCCAACCTAACAATCGTTGCCTTTGGTATGACGTATCCTTGGTGCCTGCCGTACTTAAAACACCTGACTTCAAGATACCGACCGAGGTGTATAGCGTAGAAAATCACGCTAAATGGACTGCTAAAGACGAGTGGTTTTATAACTTCGAAGAGCTAAACAAATGAACCAAGAATGGCAATACCGTAGCAACTATAACAACATATTTAAGGAAAAAACAAAATGACGTTAGAAACAGTAAACATTAACAAAGAAAAACCAAGCCTGATGATTGCAACGCCTATGTATGGCGGTATGTGTACGGGTAATTTTATGGTTGGGGTGTTGCAAACTATTAACAAGATGCAGTCTATCGGGGTGCAAGTCTACTTCGTGCAGATGGGCAACGAGTCTTTGATCACACGTGCTCGTAACGAGTTAACACGTATCTTTTTAGAGAAAAACTTTGATTACTTGATGTTCATTGATGCTGACATCGGCTTTGATGGGCAAGCAGTTGCTCAGTTGATGGCTGCCGATAAAGACATTGCTTGTGGTATCTACCCTAAGAAAGAAGTTGATTGGGTGGCGGTTGAGAAAGCAGTTGCATCAGGCAAGACCACAGGACTAAAGGATTACTCAGGCGCTTTTGTGTTGAATTTTGCACATGAGCTAGGCCAAGAGCTACATACAGACCCGTCAGGTTGTATTGAGGTACGTCACGGCGGTACAGGCTTCATGCTAATCAAGCGTAAAGTGTTTGATGATTTAGCCGACAAGGTTCCTACATACAGACCAAGCACCGTTAAAGATGCTAGTGGTAACTACCTCAAGCCCGAAGTAAAAGAATACTTTGCTACAAGTATTGACGAAAGCGGTTGCTTGTTATCTGAAGATTACCATTTCTGTGAGTTGTTCCGTAAGAACGGCGGTAAGATATACGCTAACCCGTTCATTAAGTTAGACCACGTAGGTACGTATGTGTATGGTGGTGACATCATTAAAGCGGGTGGTAATCTTAAATGATTAACCTATTTGGTAAGCCCAAGATAACTTTTGAATGCTTAGTCCCAGGGGTTGAGCGCATCATGCCTATGATTCCAGCAAAAAACTTGAAGCATCCTTGGGTACACAGAGCACAACAAGAACTTTCTGAGATGCGTAAAAGCCCTACATGGGGCACACAAAAATTAGTACACACTGCTAAATGTCCCGGAATTTTTAATTTACAAAGACATGGTTGGGTAATGCGCACTTGGCAAGACATCACTATTGAAACATACGGCGATGGAAAAACGTTTAACTGGACTACGCCTATTGACCAAAAAAGATTAAATTCAATTGCTAATGAATACATAGGCTCGCACCCTGAAATACAACTAGCTAACTTCATGGAGCACTGGAGACCCGACACGTTACGTACGTTGATAAAAGTACAATCACCTTGGCGTTGCATAGTACCTAAAGGCTATCACTTATTAGAAATGCCGATTCCGTATCTAGATGAAGATAGGTTTACTACGGTTCAAGGGTTCTTTAGCAGAGAACAAGGGGTAGCGCAGATGAACCCACAACTTTTGTGGCATGTACCTATTGGTAAAACTTTGATTAAAGCGGGGACGCCCATAGCTCAATACATACTTGTGCCTAAAGATAATTTTGATATGGACATAAAGGTTGAAGGCACGACTAATGAGCACGAGTTCTTTGAATTAGCAAACAGCTTTAGGTTTGTAAAAAGCTATGGCGAAGTTAAACGGTTATTTGGAGAAACAAAATGATTCAAAAAATAGAGTATCAAGGCGACGGAATATTCAAAGATAAACCTGTCATGATTCTTAGTGAAGATATTGGTGGGCTCACATTAATCGGGCATTTTGTAAGAACCGAATTAATACAAT